AGAGTCAGTAACAACAGCATACGGTATTACTGCCGATTTAATTAGAGCATTCCCAGAACTTCAAAAGGTTTATGACCTATATAAAGCGGGAGATACTACTCAGGCTGAATTAGAGTATTATAAAACTAGTTATTATAGAAACCTTACCACAACATCTAAGAACAGAGCACAACAAAAAGCCTCACAACCTGGCGTTTATAATCAGGGACTAGAGACATTTAAGTTAGAACAACGTAGACGTTTAATTACTAAAGGTATTAATCTAGATGAGGCTACCTTTAATTCTATAATGCAGGGTGCCTACGATAAAGGTCTTGATGATAATCAAATAGACCTACAGGCATTAAGCAAGTTTAAGGGTACTGTTGGTGGAGAAACTCTAGGTAGAGTCCAAACGCTAGAAGAGTATGCCAAATCATTTGGCATGTCTTACTCACCGACCACGTTAAACTCCTGGTCTCAAGGTCTAGTTTCTGGAACAAATACCATATTTGATATACAAGAAAAGATTCGTAGAGATTCAGCCAGTGCATACCCTGTATTTGCAGACGACATTAATAAGGGAACTAGCGTAGATGCACTTGCATCCGCATATAAAAACTCTATGGCTACTATATTAGAGATAGATGCAGATACTATATCTTACAATGACCCTACATTCCGTAGAGCATTACAGTATATAGGTCCAGATGGTAAGCCTGCAGTTAAACCTATATGGCAATTTGAAGCAGAGTTACGCCAAGACCCTCGTTGGGATTTAACAGACAATGCTAGGGCTACTGTTGATTCGCTATCATTAAAAGTCCTTCGTGATTATGGAGTAGCATAATATGGCAACACCTAAAGTTCCTATTGCTAGTACTACTAAAGTTAAATCAGGTCAAACAATATCTGGTATTGCTGCTAAGGCAGGAGTAAGCGTTGCTGCTATTGCAGCCGCTAACCCACAGATTACAAACCTAAATAAAATTAATGTTGGACAAACAGTTAAGATTCCAGTTGTTAATAAAGAGGTTAAGACCTCTGGTTCCACCTACGCTGGTGGAGTAACTGGTGGGGCAAATCCTTTTGCATCTGGTTCTAAAGTTAGTGCAGATAAACTTGCAACAATTTCCAATGCAGCGGGTATCACTCCCACTACTGGTTCTACTGGCGCAACACTTGCTCCTGGATTTACAACCGATTCTCAAAATTGGGCTAGACAAGAAGCAGAGGCGGAAGCGGCTGCAGAGGCTGAGCGTCTAAGACTGTTAGCAGAACAAGAAAGATTAAGGCGTGAGGAACAAGAAAGATTAAGACTCGCCCTAGAAGAATTAGAAAGAGCAAGATTAGCAGCAGCCGCAGCAGCGGCAGCCAATGATGCAAATGCATTAGCGGCAGCGCAAGCAGCGCTAGCAGCAGCACAAGCGGCAGCAAACTCAGCAGCAACAACACAGACAGCGCAAACTACATCTCAAGATGCAGCAGTAATAGCAGCAGCAAATGCTGCAGCAGAAGCAGAAAGAGTTGCAGCGCAACGTGAGTCTGTTGGTAAGATTATAGCAGATAGATTTGCTCAATATGGATTATCATCACTTGGAACTAAAGTATTAGACCTTGCTCGTCAAGGATATACTGAAGCAACGATTACTTTAGAGTTGCAGAATACTGATGAGTATAAGGCTAGATTTGCTGCCAATGCCGAAAGACAGAAAAAAGGTTTGTCGGTTTTAAGTCCAGCAGAATACCTAAGTGTAGAGGATGCATATCGTCAAACACTTAGAGCCTATGGATTAAATCAATTTGATAATGATACATATGTTCGTCAGTTTATATCTAACGATGTATCCCCATCAGAGTTATCTACTCGTGTAGTTACAGCAGTTCAGAGAGTTCAGAATGCTGACCCAGCAATTGCTAGAACACTACGTGATTACTATGGTATTGGCAGTGTTGATATGGTTGCTTATGTTCTTGACCCTAATCAGCAACTACCTAAGATTCAACGTCAGGTTGCAGCAGCAGAGATTGGTGCAGCAGCAAGACTACAAGGTCTTGAGGCTGGTGTATCTGTATCAGAACAACTTGCATCACAAGGTATTACTCAAGCAGAAGCACAAAAGGGATACGCAACTATTGCAGATATCCTACCTACTGCAGAGAAGTTAAGTTCTATTTACGGAAATCAATTAGATAGATACGGTCAAGGAGAAGCAGAACAAGAAGTATTTAATACTTTGGCATCTGCTCAACGTAAGCGTAAAGCGCTTATTGAAAGAGAGACTAGTGCATTTGGTGGTAGGTCTGGAACATCCAGGGCATCACTTTCAACTGGACTAGGCGGACAAATATAGAATCCTGACATGGACCTATCGGCCCCATGCAGCGTATAAGACCGAGAGCAAGAGCCAACCAATTTCCCCGAATTGACTTGAGGCTTGCGACTAACAACGAATAGAAGGGTGGATAGTTGCTATGAGCAACAACTACTGGGAAGACGAAGACGAAGACCTAGATACCGACCAAGGATTTTCTGGTGATGGTAGTGACTTAATTAAGAAACTACGTAAAGCCAAGAGAGCCGACGAGAAACGTATTAAGGAACTCACTGAGCAACTTGAGGGTTTATCCAAAGTGCAGCGTGAGCGAACTGTCAAAGAAGTCCTAGAAAAGAAGGGCGTAAACGCTAAGGCTGCACGCTTAATTCTTAAGGACATTGATGATGTTAACGAGGAGTCAGTTTCTAATTGGCTCGATGATAACGCAGATTTGTTTGGAATACAGGTGCAGGAAAATGAGCCTAAGATGGGAGAACAAGACCGTGCTGCTCTAAGACAGCAGGATGTTCTAACACAGGCCGCGTTCACTCCTGACAGAATGGAAGAAATCAATTCAAGAATAGACAATGCAGATTCTATGGATGCATTGCTAGATGTTCTCCGTTCACAACAACAACAATCATAGTTTCTAGTCACTGGAGGTGACGAATGGCATATGTATCAACAGCCTCTGACAATCTCGGAGGAACCGCTGGTGGTGCTGGTCTAGTACAGAAGGCGTATGACCGTCTTCTAGAATTCGCTCTCCGCTCTGAACCACTAATTCGTTCAGTCGCAGATAAGCGCCCAGCCCGTCAAGCAATCCCTGGCTCAACCGTTGTTCTACAACGTTATGTTGACCTTTCAGCAGCAACAACTGCTCTAACAGAAACAACTGACCCAGATGCAGTAGCAATGTCAACACCAACATCAGTAACCATTACTCTTGCAGAGTACGGTAACTCAGTGTTGGTAACACGTGCATTAGAGTTATTCTCTCTTGCAGATGTTGACCCAGCAATCGCAAACATTATCGCTTACAACCTAGCAGATTCTATCGACGCTGTAGCAATGACAACATTGCGTGGCGGTTCAAACGTAATCTACTCAGGTTCAACAGCAACATCAACTGCAACTGTAACAGCAGCCGCAACACTATCTTCAGCAAACATCCGTAGGGCTGTAGCGAAGTTACGTGCTAACAAGGCTAATGGTCGCAAGGGTTCACTATACTGGGCTGGAGTACACCCAGAGGTATCCCACGACCTACGTGCTGAGACAGGTTCAGCAGGATGGTTACTTCCTAACCAATACGGTTCTTCACAAGACCGCATTTGGGCAGGAGAAATTGGAACATACGAAGGTGCATACTTCGTAGAGTCCCCACGTCTGTACACAGCAACTGACGGTTCTTCATCTGCAAAGGTGTACCGCACAATTATTGCTGGACAACAGGCATTGGCTGAGGCAGTTGCCGAAGAGCCACATGTAGTTATCGGACCAGTCGTTGACCGCTTGATGCGTCATCGTCCAATGGGCTGGTACGGAGTTCTAGGTTTCGCACGTTACCGTGAAGAAGCACTATTCCGTATTGAGTCAGGTTCATCAATCGCTTAGTTGATTGACGGCTTAGCAGGGAGCACACGTGTTTCCTGCTTGGCAGTAAGTTCATTAAGGAGAATAATGACAGATTATATTTTCACAACACCAGTTGTTGAAGAGGGACCTATAGGTAAGCATCGTCTATTTTATTTCTATAAAATGGATAGAGGCATAAGTATAGTAAAGAATAGCGGAACTTACTCTAAAGTAAGATTTCCACTAGATG